AGACTGGCCCTGCTTTGATTGCAGCTGCCCTAGGGTTGACGGCGTGCGCAGGATCCTCGAGCGATGTTGAAGTTCAAAATAGATCAAAATTTCCCGCTCGGGAGGTGTCCATTTCCGTTGGAGGGAATGATTTGCATATAAGCGAGATCGGCCCCGGGGAAAAGGCCAGCGTCTCTTACGTACCTAAGGCGGACTCTTCGATTTCAGCATCGTTTCGGGAGGGGGATGGCTCACTTATGAAGACGTGTGCGGCAGATGTCTATGTGACTAGCCCATCACGGGATCATTTTCTTCTGGTGATTGATGATGAGGGATGCGCAGTGCGACGAAAGTCCGGCGGGAGCTGAAAAGTGAATCGCCCAGGATTCCATAGATCTCTCGCAGCTATTCTTTAGGGCCCCGGCAACGGGGCCTTTCTTTTTGGACGACTGCTACAGCACTGACCGCCGCTGCTCCCACAGTTGCCGGCCGAGCGAGCGCATTCTCGTATCACCGAGCGCACCGGCGACGGCGCTGGCACTGATGCCCATGCGCCCGAGCCTCGCCACTTCATCCTGCAGGTCCTAGGCCATGTCGGCCAAGCCGTTCGCTTCTGCCATTGGTTCGCGCCCCACGAAGAAGGGAGGAGCGATGCCCCTCTCTCTTTTATTGATCCGTGCAGTAACTGATGCCGTCTAGTGTTAGCCATGCAACCTGCGCGCTAGGCGGAAGCCCCACGAACACCTCCCCGTTCGCTCGAACATCAATACGAGTAGGTGCTGCTACATCGCTCAGCGTCGTCATGATCAACTGCGCGGAGGGGCGCAATGCTGCAGGTAGAACGAACACCACCGTCCCGCCTGCTCCACTCTTGACCACGCCCCGTAACTGCACACGGTTACCATCCTTTCGATAGCCGACCGCGGCGAACAAATCGCCGAAGTTCGTCCAAGGCGCGTTGAGCGTCGGCGCTACCCACGCGCCCCTACGCGCATCGGCCAGCGCCGCGGCGGTACTTCGCCGGGTCTGCCCGCCTTGCACCACCGGGACGATTTCATCGCCGGCCAGCGCGCTCGCCACCGGCAGCTGGGACAGTTTCAGGTTTGCCATTTCATTCCATCAGCAGGTAGTCGCCCGCTTCGGTCACCAGCTCGTCGCTGGTCTCCGACCGCAGCAGGCCGTTCTTGAAGTCGAAGGTGTGCGCGGCCTTCTGCCAGCTCGCCAGACCGTCGCGCGTCGCGCCGATCTCGGCCCGCACGCGGTAGACGCCCTTGAGCGTGGCGGCGTAGCTGGTGCCGGCGATCGGCGCCGGGCTGTCGAGGACCGTGCCGGCAATGGCGTCCAGCAAGCGCAGCACGTAGGCGGTGCCGGCCTCCGGGCCGACCGATCCCTGGCTATGGTCGACCAGTTGGTCGCTCTGCAGGCGCCGGTCGCGATGCGCCCAGCCCACCACCAGGTCGCCGTCGACGGCGTCCGGATAGCGGGCGCCCGCCAGTTTCAGATCGCCGGGCGGGTACGGCCGCGCCTGGCGCTGCGTCAGCCTAACGCTGTCCACCGGCGCCAGCGCCGGGTCCAACTGCGCGCTCGACGTTCGCGTCAGCAGCTTAGCCTCAACGGTCTCGCCGACGCTGTAATCCGTGGAGTCGGCCGCGGCGAAGTCGTCGTAGAACCAGACCCGGACGCCCTCGGCGTGGGGCACCGGGACGGTGTCCGCGCAGCCGCGCGCCAGCGTCGCGGTCTGGGCCTGCGGGTCGATCGCCACGACGCGGACCAGCTCGTCCTCGATCCAGGCCGCGGTGCCGACCGCCACCTGATCCAGCGCGCGCCCGGCCGCCAGTAGGACGGCCGTTGTCGTCGCCGACAGCGCGCCTGCCAGGATCGCGGTCGGGCACCAATCGCCGGTGCCCGCCTCGGCGTAGGCAGCGCCGCCCACTCGCGTGGTCAGGATGTAGTTCAGTGCCAGCCCGCCCGGCTGTTCGCCCACGGCCAGCGCCACGCCCGCGTCCGCCGGCAGCGCCGCCAGCGCGGCCGGGTCGAGCGTGGTGGCCAGATCCCGGTAACCGGCCTCGAACAATCGACGCGTCGGCGCCGGCTGCGGGGTTCGGTCCGGCGGCGTCCACACGGGCGGCTGCGGTTGCAGATAGCTCGTCGCCGGCAGGCCGAACACGTCCTGCACCGCCGAGACCAGGATGGCGCCCTCGGCTAGCCGGCCGTCATCGAACGTGCCGGCGCGCAGCACCAGGGTGCCGATCTCGCGGAACGGATCGCGGATACAGAACACGCTACCAGGCGCGAGAACGCCGCCGCGGCGGTCGAGCCGGACCTTGAATCGCTTCAAGGCCGAGCAGGCGATCGACAGATCGCGAGTGCCGACCCGCGCCGCCAGCTCGGCGGTCGGCAGTCCTCTGTACTCGGTGGTGGTCGAGGCCACGCCACCGGTCGCTTGGATGCCGGCCAGATCCTGCACCCGGATCTGCCGTTCTTCATCCTTGATCGGGTCGTACCAGGTCACGATGACCTGATTGACCGCGCCGTCCTGCGCGCCGCCTTCGTCTTCCTCGATCGCCAGCAAGCCGGACTCGTAGTCGAACACCGGCAGGTCTTCGACGCGGTAGTCGTCGCGCAGCAGGCGCAGCGTCGAGCGGCCGGTGCTGCGGTCGGTGTACTGCGCGGCACCGATATGGTCGATGACGACCTGCATGAAATCGCTGATCGAGGTCTGCCGCGCCCAGCGCAGGCACAGGCCAAAGCCTTCGGCATGCAGCGTATCGGCGGCCCGGCGATAGCTGGCCTCGTCCAGCAGGCCACGGTCCAGACCGCGCCCCCAATCCCGGTTCGTCAGACACTCGACCAGGATGTGCGCCGGGTTCATCGCCCGGATGGCGCCGTCGGCGAGCCAGATCACCGCCTTCTCGGGATACCAGGGCGCGCCGTCCCACCCGGCCAGCGCGCGGCGCGCGCGCTCCTTCCACGGCTTGGGGTACGGGTTGTTCGCCGCGATCTGGCCGTCGAAGTATTGCGTGGTGCTGCCGCGGAAGGCAGGCGTGGGCGTGCCGTGCAGCGCGGCCAATGCCGGCAGCACCGCTTGGTCGGCGTCGCCCATCAGCACGTCGAGTGTGCCCTTGATGCCGCCCTCGCCCTTGTCGCCGCCGAACAGGTCGGGCTTGTTGATCAGGATGCGTCCGCTCTTGGTGATCGAGCCCTTCCAGGCTTCACGATCACCGACCCGGATCTCGACAATCTCGTCCAGCGGCCCTCGTGCGAGGCCCATGTGCAATCCGAACAGGTAGCGATGGCCGACCGTTTGCTTCTTGCGACTACCCACGTGCGGCCTCCGCGCGCGCGAACGCGGCCAGGTGCAGGCCCAGCGCATCGCCGGTCGCCTCCAGCGTCTCAGCCTGGATACCGTCGCGCACGAATGCGCTCCAGTCCAAGCCGTAGTAGGCGAACCATTCGCGCCCGCCTTGGGCGCAGAACCCCGGCCGCGCACCAAAGCCCGGCGCGCGACGAAGATGGTCCAGGGTCACGATCACTTCTTGCCACCCTTTTGCTTGATTGCCTGCGTGCGGTACTGGCCGACGCCTAGCACCATCCAATCCGAGATCCACACATCGCCGAAGATCACCGCCTGCGGCGTACCTTCGGTGGCCTGCGGGAACTGGAAGTCCCCGAAGGCCGCGGGCTTGGGCTGCGGCGGTTTCGGCCGTGCGGCCGCCGAGACGAAATAGCTGACCAGCCAGATCGCGAGCTGGACCCAAACATTCATGAGGAATCCGAAAGTCAGAAGACGGGCGTGCCGTCAAAAGGGGATTTGCCGGGCAGCCCCGGCACGCCGCCGTAGTTCGGCGCGTTGGCGAACTTGCTATGGCAGATTGCAATCGTTCGGGCGCAGCCCGGATAGGCGACGACGGCCTGGCCGACACGCAGACCATCGCCGGCGCCGAGCAAGATCAACCGCTCGCCTTCATGGAATCGGATGCCGCGCCGCTCTATCCCAGCCTCGCCCAGATCCCAGGCCAGAAATCCACCGGCCAACCAGCCATCAGGGTGCAGGCCGAAAGCGCCCGCGGTGACGACGTTGCCGGCGACCGTCGCCAGCAGCGCCGGCAGCCGATGCGCCTCGGGGTTCACCCGGCAGTTGCGGTCGTAGAGCGTGTGCGGGCAGCCGCGCGTCCAGGCCAACCGCAATCCGGGCTGACCGAGCGCGGCGTCGAGTGACTGGCAGCGCACCTCGCTCGTTTCCAGCCTGGGCCGGTTGACGCCAGCAATGCGGCCGACCCACGACACGCGGGCCTCGGTATCGCCTTCGTGGATGTCGCGGACGACCACCGCGACCTCGGTCGACGGCGGCAAGCCGCGATAGAGCCGGGCGACATCAAAGTCGCCCGGCGCGGTGATCGTCAGCACATCGCTGGCGACGTGGCCGGACTGGCGGATGCCGTCGTCGCTGATCGCGACGGCGCGGAAGGTCTGGGTATCGAGTTGGAAATCGCGGTCGCCGCCCGTGTACCGCCAGCGCTGGCCGCCGCGGACGAACTCGTACAGCCGCCGTGGATTGCCCGCGGCGGTCGAGCGCTCGTATTGGTCGAAACTCATGCCGGGGCGGGTCCATCGTCTTGGTCGGGATCGCGTACCGCGCGCAACACGGTGGCCGCGTCGGCGGCGCCGTCGCTGTCGGTGTGGTGCTCGATTTCGGTTTCGTCGCTGTCCGCGCGCGAGAGCGCCATGAAGCTGATCCGCCTCACATCGCGCGGCCGGACTTCCGCGCCCAGCGCCGCGTTGAACGTGATCCGGTCCACGGCTTCGTCCAGGCTGACCGCGGCGGTGATGCGTCGATGGAAGGCGCGACCGTCGCGCAGCTCAATGCGCAGATCGCGGCGCCCCGACCGCAGACCGCCGAACCGGGCCAGGCCGACGTTGGCCACGTCCGCCGCCGTCGCGGTGCCGGCGACGGTGGCCAGCAAGGCCAGGTCGTCGGCGTGGGTCGGCCGCCACACGGCGCGCTGGCGGCCCCGCAGGGCGTAGAGCCAGGACCGGACGCGCGCGCGCTCGGCCCGTCCATGCATGCGCCAGCGGTGCGATTGGGTCACGGCCGCCCAGTCCGCCGGGTCCAGCACGAACGGGGCGCCGAACTCGTTGTCCAGGGACAGCAAGGCGCGCTGCCATCCGGCCGACAGCGATTCGGACTCGTCCGGGCGATCGGCCAGGACGGGATGCCCGCGGTAGACGGGCGCATCGATCAGCGTCGGCCAGTCGCAGGGTTCGACCACGTCGAAGCGCACTGTGATCGACGCCGCCTGATCGGTCAGGCGTGTGACCTTGGGCGCCTCGGCGAGGCGGGCGGTCCGGACGGGGTACAAGCGGGCGCCGCGCGGCCACGCGCGCGTCGTCGGATGCCGCAGGACGATGCGGTCGGCGCCGATGCTCTCGATCTCGGCGACCTCGGTGTCGAACGCGGCCGATCCGCGCAGCAACACCAGGCCGCCCGGTCGGAAATCGCGATGGGCTGGATCGCAGGCCAGGACGCGGACCCCGAGCGCATGCTCTGCGCCCAGCCATTGCCCGTCCGGCCAGACCGGCAGCGCCCAGGTCCGTCCGCCCCAGCCGAACACGGCCAGATCCAACAGCACCCGCTCGCGGCCGTCCACGATCAGCGTCGCTTCGAACGACCGCCGCGGCGTCGAGCGCAGGCCGCGGCGTTGTTCGACCTGCAGCAGGCTGGTCAAGATGTCGGTGCGCCAGGCCAGCCGTTCCAGCACGCCGCGCGACCAGTCCGGCACGAACGCGAAGGCGACGATGCGCTGACCGGTGATGACGACCGCCAGTTCGGGGAACCCGTCGAACCGGAATGCCAGGGTGGCGCCGATCACCGGCGGGCCATCGGTGCCGACCGCGACCTGCCACGTTCGTTCCGACAGCGGGGCGAACGGCAGCGGCGGCGAACCCGGCGCGGTCAGCACTATGCCCTCGCCGCCCGACAGCGTCGCGTCGGTTAACGTCAGTGCTCGGCTGCGGAACGCATTCCACACGCGCGTCGCTCGGCGCTGCACGCTGCTGACGTTGCCGAGGTTCAGCAGCCACGGCTCCACGTGGATGCGGTCGAAAAAGTCATCGCCGAACAGCGGTTGCAGCGCACCGCGGCGTTGATCGCCGATGTACTGGGGCACCTCCACCATGCGCCGGCCATGGGCGGGCTCTGCCCCCAGCGCGCCAGAGGCGCGGCCGTCCCAGAACGGGGGAGATCGGAAGTAATCGCCCTGACCGCTGAAGGTCAGCGGCCACAGGCCATGCCACATACGATGTCCGCTAGTTACTCGGTGATGCGATAGGCATAGCCGTAGACCCCGCTGTTCGGGGTGCCGACCGGACCGTTCTTGCGGTGGACCGGAAACATCTTCCAGCGGTCGCTGCCCAGCACCAGCTCCTCGCCGGGGGCGTAGCTGTCCAGACGAATGAAGCGCAGATCGGGCGGATGGCCGACATCGGTGCTCAGGTCGCCCCCGCGCGGAACCGCGCACCACAGCGGCTGGCCGGGCGCTCGGCCGGTCAAGGTACTGTGCCCGAACTCCTTCAATAGATTGATCGGGGCTGCACGGCGGCGCCAGCCGCAGTACAGCGCGCGCGGATCACTGCCCGTATCCGAGACCGCATGCCAGCGCGGTGCCATGCCGTCGTAGTCGGCGCGAACACGTGTCGCGGTGGTGAGGTAGTTGGTAAAGCTGTCATCGAACGCGATCGCGTGGCGGCCATCGTCCGGGCTGTTGACGTAGCTGTCGTCGTAGTACCACTGGCTGCCGTAGACGTACTGGCCGGTGTTCACGATCCCGCGGGTCACCAACCGGCCCGTGCCGAAGTGCTTGAACGTGCCAGCCTGCGTTTCCAGCACCACATGCAGGTACGGCTGCGGCGCGGTTCGACCGAAGAAGTGAACCGCGCTGTAGGGGCCTTGCGCGTAGTTGGCCCAGACCGGACCGCTGGCCTCCGCTTGGACATCCGCGTTGGCATGGGTGGCGTAACCGGTATGCCCAAACGCACCGACGAACGGGCCGGGCCGCGCGCTGTCGCCTGCGGCCAGCTCCGACAGGAAGGTGACGAAAAGGGAATCCGCGTGCACGCTCAACGCCTTGCCGGCCTTCACGGTCCGGTCGCGCCAACCATCGACGCTCCAGCCGTTGCCTTGCGCAAACACGCGCAGCTTGTCCAGCAACTCGTTGGGATCGCTCGCGATCGCGGTCGTGTAAGCCATCAATCCAGCTTCAAAGCGAAGTAGTTGTCGGGGGAAATGCGAAAGGCGTTCTGGAACGTCATCCAGGCCGCGCCGTCGTGGTCGATGCGCGATTCCGAAGCGGTGCTGAAGCCCGTCGTCCAGCCGCAGCCATCGAACTCGCCCAGCGTGTGCCGTGGAGAGGTATTTCCCAGGATCAGCGGCAGCACCGGCGAAGAACCATCGAGGTTGTCGCGCAGCGTGGCGCGGTCGCCCCCGGTGGACATCGCGCTGGGGTAGACCTTGCCGGGCGTTTCGGTATCGCCGGTATCGCTCGATCCAGAGGAGTACCGGTTGGCATGTACCCGCCACACGTTGTCCGGGTAGTTCACCGCCAAGCCATAGCGCCCCGGGTCGAAGAAGCAGCGGAAGCTGGCATCGGTCGCATCCGGGGTCAGCGTCTCGACGGAGCCGCAGGCGCCGATAGCGAGGGGGTACTCGTGGATCGAGGGTGGCTCGTAGGCGTTGATGAAGCCCAGGTACGCGCTCAGGTAGACCGTGCCGACGCGCGCCACGATCACTACGCGCTGGCCGTTGATCGCCAGCCAGTAGGCGAAAGGGCCGTTGCGCAACGGCAATCCGCGTACGCCACTGGCGTTGGTCTGCGTCCGCACGCCGCGCAGCGGGTTGTGCGAGCGGAAGCCGTACCAGTTGAGGTTGTAGGCGGCGCGCGCGCTGTCCTCGTACAGCTCGGCGCCGATGAAGATCGCCTTCTGCCCGTCCAGTCCCGGCGCCTGCACGATCCATTGCGCCCGGTCTTCGAGTTCGAAATCGGCGTTCAGATCGGTGTGGAAGCTGACATCGTTGACGTCGAGCGGGTCGGCGCCGGCCGTGGCGGTGATCAGGACACGCCAGAACCGCGCCGGCGCGGACGCGCCGATGATCGAATACGTCCGACGCATGCGCGCGGTGGGCCAGACCTGGCCGCCCCAGGCTTGAACCCGCGACCAGGCCGAGCCGTCGTCGGAGCGCTGCAGTTCGAAAGCTGCCGGGCCGCGCGCGCCGCTGTCGCCGATACCCAGGGTAATCGCCTTGATGACCGCCGGACCGATCATCTCGATACTGGCGTGGGCCGGCAGACTGGCGACGGGCAAGCCGCCCCATGTGTCGGTTCGGTTGTCGAACACCGCAGCGGGATTGCTCAGGTTCGTGGTGCGAGCGCTGGCGTTGCGGCAGCCGGTGCGGCGCACCCGCGTCCAGGCCGGCGACGTGTTCAGGGTGAAGCGGTCGCCCGCCACAAATGGAACCGAGCCTGCGTTGATGCGGAATCGCAGCCGCTCGGAATCGAACGGCTGGCCGACCTGCGCGATGCCCAGATCGCCCGCGACCGCACCGGCCACCTGGAACCGCTCGGCATCGAGCGCGGTGAGGGTGAAGCCCTCGGCAACGCTGGCGCTACCACCACAGTAACCGCCGGTGGCGCCGTCCGGTCCGGTCAGCGTGCCGTTGCCGGCGCCGGCATAAAGCTGACCCCAGGCGTGGCCTTCGGCACAAAGCGTGGTTTCCAGGCGATTGAGGAAATCGTAGTAGTCGGAAGCAACGCCGGTGCGGAGAGTCATAGGCAAATAAAAACGCTCCCGGCCTGAGGGGCCGGGAGCGTTTGACGGTTGAGAACAAGGGGATCTAACCGTCGGCAAGAATTCTACCGAGGGTGGCCGCAAAACCTGAAACGAGGTTCGCGGCTCGAAAAACAAATGCGGCGTCGACATTGCGCACCACTCTTCGCGACGCGCGCCTGCCGGGATGGCTATTCTGCCTTCGGCAAAGCCTTCGCCGCTTTGGATCGCGATTGCCTTGCGGGCTTCTTTCGAACCGGGTGATAGACGTCGAGCTCCGCCGTCAGACGATGCGCCGTGGCAAGCTTCGCGGAGAACCAAGCAAACATTGGACCGATGACAGGAAACACGAGCATCATCGCGATCAATATCACCTGCGCCCAGTTCGGAAGATACAACACAAAGGCGAGGCCGCTCCATAATACAAAGAAGTACGCCACAACAATTCCAAGCGCGATGTTCGCCTGAGTTTTGAACGATTTACCCAACTGCTCGGGCCGGGCAACGAACGCTCCATCTTTCGGCAGGATGTACTGGCGCGAACGTATATACCAGCGGATCAACCCGAGAGGGTTTTCCCGCTCCATCGCCATTTCGAGAACCCTGTTGTCTACCTCGACACCAAAGGCTATCGCCGCATCAAGTTGCAATGCAATGGGCTTCTCCTTCATCTTCTCCCGAAATCTTTTGGTTCTCTGCAGCGACAGTCGTAAGCGCCCACCAGAGAACTTCTGCCAAGCAATCACGCCACCGATAACGAAAACTAATGGCAGAACTGTCGGTGCAAGCCAGGGGTAGGCTGCGAGCAATTCAGATATACCTTTGAACGGCATGGGTCACCTCCGGTGTGGGCTTTCTTCCACTATGACGCAGATCACCGGACATCCAAGGCACGTTTGTGATCCGCTAACCGAGATCCTGTCTGACTGTAGGCGCGTTCGCACGGATTGTGGACAAAATCACCTGCCGCCCGGCCTGCGATCCAATGACGTTGACGATCTCGCGCGGGTCCAGATAGAGAACGTTGGTGATTTGCGAGGATCGCGAACCGGACGCGCTGGCCGCCGATCGCTCCGAGACGGACCTACGCACGGGCGCACGGGTCGTCGGCGCTGGTAACACGAAGCCCCCGCCGGCAAACCCGCGCAGCCCATCCAATGCGGCCATGCCTACGCGGTTGAAACGCTCCAAGAAGGACCGCGCACCCGGCTGTCGCACGACCTCCCGGCGATTTACGAATTCGCCGCGATGGACGATGCCGGCCGGCGCGTACTTCGGACCGATGCCGGTGAAACCGCCCGCCGCGAAGAACCCGCTCGCTCCCTTAGTCGCATTCGCTGCGGCCAACGTCGCCGCCGCGGCCTGCATAGCGCCGGCCGCCTTGAGCACCACGCCGCCGGCCACGCCCAGTGCGACCGACGCACCCGCGATCGGGGTGGCGTAGGCAGCGCCTGCGGCCGCCGCTTGGACCGGGTCCGGCTGGGCGAGATCGGGCGTTTTATCCCCGCCCGCGATCTTGCCTACCAACGACATCAGCTTGGCGGTCGCCAGCGCCGCCAGTTGCTGCGATGCCAGCTGCGCCAAGGACCGGGCCATGTCCTGCACCAGCCCCGTAAGGGCTTGCCGGAGCGTCAACGTGCCGGTCGCCAATCCTTCTAGGGCGCTACCCAAGCCCGTCTCGAAGCCATTGGTCAGCGTCACCACTAATTCGTTCGACTGCGTCTTGAGCGCGGCGACCTGTGCCGTCAGATCCTTGACTCGCTCGATCGCTTCGGGCGAGCCGGTCTTGGCGGCCAGCGCATCCATCTTCGGCAGCAACTGGTCGACCTCGGCGGCGGTGCGGCCATGCAGATCCAGCAGTTCCCGGCGCGCGCCGATCTCGGTCAGCAGCCTCGCCTGCTGGCGGGTCTGGATCGACTGTTCCTGGCGCGACTGATCGCCGAACACCCGCTCGATCTTCGCTTCCAACTCTTGCAGTTGTGCCTGCGCCGACTCGGTGTCGATGTGCAGGCGGAGTGTCGATTCACCAGCGACGCCCAGCCGCTTCATATCCGCCAGCAGCGGCGCGTACTGCGCCGTCAGCTCCCGTTCGCGCGCCTCCCGCTCCTTGCCCTGCACACGCAGCAACGCGTTCTCGGCTGCAGCGACCGCCTCGGCCAATTCCTTTCGACGCTCGCCATCCTTCCGTGCTTGGTCGTCCCGATCCTTCTTATCCTTGGCGCCCTGCTTTGCGGCGTCCTTGCTGTCTCCTGACTTGATCTTGCCCGCGCCGTTGGCGATGGTTTTGGCGTTCGCCGCAAAATCCTGGGCGGGCTTCGGGTCGGCGCTGGTCGTCCACAGCAGTCCCAACTGCGTGTTGGCTTTGCCGATCTCGTCGGCCATATCCTCGCCGGCCGCGCGCCACGCCTCCGCGGTCTGCCGCGCCAGGCCCTTGGCCTCTTGGAGGGCCTGCTGCTGAGTGGCGAAGAACTGATCGGGTGCCGAAAAGTCGAACTGCGCAATCTTTCGCAACCCTTCGACGTAGGCGACCACCACCTGTCCGTTGAGGATGAGATAGCGCCCAAAATTCTCGACGCTGACCATCAGCGCCGCGATGACCCGGCCAATGATCTGGAAGCCGACCTTCAATCCGATCAATGCGGTGCCCACCACTCGAACGATGGAAACCAGGGCGTTGAGCTTCTGTCCTGCCATATCCGTCGTACCACCCGCAGCGACCAGGGCAGCGTTGTAGTTGGAGATGAAGGTCGCGAGCGACGACAGCTCGGTGGAGAAGGCGCCGGCCGCGCCGGTCGCGCGCTCGGTGTCGCCGATGGTGATGGTGAACGCATTGCTCAGCTGCGTCAGTGCGCCGCCGATAGTCACGGGCAGCTTCGCGAACTCCTCGGAGATCGACTTGCCCTGGCTCTGGATCGCCTGAAGCACCACCGCCGTGGTCAGCTTGCCCTCGGCCGCAAGCTTCTTGAGATTGTCCGCGCCCTCGACGCCCAGGTCTTTCAGACCCGCTTTCAGCGCCTCGGCCAACCGCGGCGTCTGTTCGAGAACCGAATTCAGTTCTTCGCCGCCCAGCCGCCCCGTCGACAAGCCTTGCCCCAACTGCATCAACGCGGCCTCGCCAGAGGCTGCGGAGGTGAAGCTCAGCGCCACCGCCTGGGAGATCGTCTGCGTCAGGCCGAGCAGTTGATCCTGGCTCAGCTTGAGCGCTTGCGTGCTGCGCTCGACGCGGGCATAGAGATCGACTGTGGCCGCCAACGGCTGACGGGTCGCCTGCGCGATCTGCTGGACACCGCTGTACGCGGTGTTGAATTCCTCCTGGCTCTTGGTCGCCAGTTTCAGGCGCCCCTGCAGGGTGATCGCTTCGTCGGCCACGCGCGCGAGCGCCTGGACGGATCGCAGCGACAGATAGCCGGCGGCGACTCCCCGAATCTCGGACTGCAAGCCCGCCAGGCTGGCCTGCGCCTTGCGCCCCGCGGCCTGGGACTCGTTCGCGAACGAGCGCACGCGGGCGCCGGCCTGTTGGAGCGCAGCATTCAGCGCCGCTGCGTTACCTCGCAGCAGCAGCGTAATCGTGGTATCGCGATTGGCCATTCAGAATGCACAGGGCGACGCCGGCCCTGCCGCACTGCGGCCGGACACTCAGGCTGGGAAAGGGAATAGGCGGCGTGGGCCGCAGAAAGCACCTCCGCCTATGCGGCGGAGGGATGCCGAGTTACCGAACGGTTCGGCGGAACGAGAAGGAGATTGAGCAGCGCAGTCAGACCGCCAAGTGGCTGGGAGCCGACGCAGTCGGCGCCTTCGCCGTGTCGCCGGGGGGCAGCAGATTGGGCGGCTTGCAGCCGGCGCAGGCGAGCAGAACCAGGGCCAGAACGATAGTGGCGCGTGCTTTCATGACGGAATCCTCTGTTGGGCGACATGCGGTCCCGGCCCGCCCGACCTTGGGCTGGCCACCGCATCCCAATGTAGCCCCGGCGGGCTAACCCGCTTCAGAGGACGGAGCGGAGAGCTTGATCCCACTCACAGATCGAGCTGGCCGACCCCTTCGATATCCTGGCCACCGCCATAACCGGTGACCCGGGCCCGGCCCGCCGCCTTGCTCCGGTAGAGCGCCTCATCGGCCCGACGCAGCAATGTCTCGGAGGAGTCCCCCGGCCGAAGGTCCGCGACACCCATCGACAGTCCCAGCGGCACGGTGGCGCCGTCGATGGCCAGCGGATTCCGACTGACAGTCTCGCGGAGCGCGCCCGCCAAGACCAACGCCTCGGACTGATTCAGTCCGATCAGCACCAGCAGCATTTCGTCGCCACCGTAGCGCGCGACCAAATGGCCCGTGGGCAGCCAGTTGCGTATCCGAAGCGCAACTATGCGCAGCGCTTCGTCACCCGCGGAATGGCCGTACAGGTCGTTGATGGATTTGAAGTGGTCGATGTCGACAAACACCACCGACAACGGCGAGCCGGCGGCGTGCGCTTTCTCGATGTTGATCCGTAGCATGTCCTCGACCGCGTCGCGCGTGATCACGCCGGTGAGCTTGTCGTAAGTCCACCGGCGCTGGGCGGCATCCCGGTCCACACGCAACTGCTCCAGCCGCGCCGTGAGGCCGAGCATCAAGCCCAAGCCGCTGGTTGCCAAGCCAATCGGGAACCCATCGATGGCCCAACCGGGCATCGCCCACCAATTTTGGTAGCCGCCGACCATCGCCACCAAGACCACCATAACCGGCGCCCATGCGAGCAGCAGATACATCGCGTCCAGTTGGCGGCGGCGCAGCGCTCGGACGATCGCAACGGCGATCCCGCCAAAGGCGATGAGCATCACGGTGTTGCCGAAGTAGGCACTGAACGTGGTTACATGAATCACCGAGACCAGCAACAGGCCGCCGAGCAGCGTGCTGCACACGTTCAGCAGTTGCGCGACACGTGGCTGCTGGACCTGCAGCTGCAGGAAGAACATGAGGAAGCGAATGCCCGTCAGGACCGCCGCTGTATTGATGACGATGTTGGTCCGCCGGTCCATCGCGAACTCGGCCAGCGCGGGGAATACGCGGATCTCGCCACCTTCGATCATTAGGTTGGCGAGCTGGGCCAGCAGCGTGATGCCGAGATAGGCGTACCCGTGTTCGCGCAAAGCGGCGAAGTAACCGAACGAAATCAGCGCGACAATGAAAAGGGCGACGAGCACGGAGGCACGGAATCGCGCGTACTGGACATCGCCAGCATGCACCGTTGCCATCGGCTCGACCGACAACTCCGAGCCAATCAAATTCGGCGAGGTAATTCGTAGGTACAGCACATCGCCCGGCTTAAGGCCCGCGTTCAACGGGACCACCAGCGCGCGAGCGGAGTGCAGCAACTCGGACTCGGGGCCGAAGGCGGTGCGGCTCGCCGGGGCACGTTCGCCGGGCTGCCACACTTCCAAGCGCTTCTGATTCGGGGGCGAAAGGACGAGCTGGGGTAGCGCCCGATCTGCGGGCAGGTCGCCCAGCACAACCCGCCACCACTGGGGCGCCGGGCGCGGGATCACGATGCTGGTGCCTTCGACCTTACGGAACTCCCGATCATAGGCGCCGGCCAGCACTTCGTCCGGCTGCGCGCCCTGGCGATCCAACCGTTCCAGCCGAAGCGGCGCCGCATGAGCACTGCCGACAAGCAGCGCTAGTAGCAGGAGCAGCAGGCTGGACCAGCATTGGGACGCAACCGTCCGCATCGAGCTCCCTCCCTGAGTGTTTCGCGAGAATAGCGGCGCCGCAGGGAGGGCTAGGTGCGCCGGGTCACGGTTCCTCGTCGGGCCAAGACGAAACCGGCGTTGACTAGCGAATGCCGTCACTTTCTTCGATTTTTCGAAGACGTTTCGCCGGCCGGCCCATCGTCATGCGACTTGGCCCCCTGCCCTTTGGTAGACCACCAGCAGAGCTTCCAGCGGCAACTCCCGCTGGCCGTAGCCGGCGTTCGGCAGCGACGCCCAGGTCTTGCGGGACTTTCGGACCGCCGAACTGATCCAGCCCTTCTTGATGTCGGCCAGCGACCCGTTCTCGCGCAGCAGTTCGATGGCGGCACAGTCCTGCGACGCCGGGCCGAAGTCCGGCAGTTTCAGCCGGATTTGAAGGCTGTTCCAGGTCCGCCATAGGAACTGATAACGGCCGGCAGCGGTGGAGCGGATTCGGTACTTCGGCAGCCAGACCTTGATGCGTGGATGGTGGGCGAAGTCCGTAAACCGATCGCCGCCCACCAGCACGTCGTACCCGCCGATGACGCTGAACCGCTCGACGCCCTCGGCGTGCGCGATCGTATCCAGGAAGGCCACGACATTCTGGCCACCCGCCTGCTCAGCGATCAGACGTGCCATCGGCGCCTCGCTGCTGGAACAGACGGCCAAACAAGCCCAGCACCAGAACGCCTGCGGTTACATACGTGGCGACCCGATCCGGTACATGCACGCGCAGGTCGTCGGGGATGTTCAGCCAGACGCCCTGCACCGCCAGCGCCAAGCTCATCGCCTGCACGCTCAAGAAGCGCCACGCATGGCGCCAGTTCTCGATCAACTTCATAAGGGTTCCCGAAGGGATTGAATAAGGGCGGTGACGTCAGCTCCGCCAGCGAAACCGGCGTTTACGTCCTCGATGCGCTCGGCGCGCAGCGCGCGTTCGCGCTGAATCGCGGCGCGATAGAACAAGGCGAGTTGGCGCGCGGTCGCGCACTCGATCCAGGACCAGTCGTGGCCGTGATCGATCAGGGTGGCGAGGACGCTGGGCCAGTCGCTGCCGGGGCCACCCGCCGCAGTTCCACCGCCGCCAGCACGCGCTGCAGAAAAAAATCCGCATTGACCGCCCAGAACGTCAGCAGCAATAGATCGCCCTGCGCGCCGGGCAGTGCCTGCACCCACTCGGCGGGCTGATCGCAGGCTTGTGCGAGCAGCGTGATCGTGGCGGTCGGATGCGCGGCGCAGACCCGGTGCAGCCGCCCCAGATCGACATTGCCGTCGTCCGTGTGTTCGACCAGGTCGGCGACCAGCGCCGCGATCTCGGCATGCAGTCGCAGGCTTTCGAAGAAGCCGATTTCGCGTACGGTGACGTTGTGCCCGCCGATAGGCAGCGTGCGATTCGGCTCCAAAATCGTCAGGTCGTCGGCCGCTGGCGCCCGACGCTTCACCTTGCGCGCCATCAGTCGGCCACCAGCTCGATCCGGCCGAAACCACCCAGCTCGGGGTCCAGCGCGCGGGATTCATCGAACAGCGCGGCGCCGGAGAGTTGCAGGCTGCCCCACTCCTCCGAGATCAACGCCAACTGCTCGATGGGATTGAACGTCAGGCGGTACAGGGTCACCTTGGCGCGTTGGCCGGTGACGGTGTTGATGCCGTCGAGGAACAGCATCCGCTCCGGCGGCGGGGTCGTGAACAGGGCGATGTTGACCGTCGCGCCGTACTGGTAGGTCGCCTTGTAGGGCTGGGTGAAGCCATCGACCTTCCGCAGCCCGATCACGCCGGCCGTCGGCGACTCGGTCCACCAGTTTGCCGGAGGGATCGTCCCCGGGGGATTGGCGCTGTCCGTCAACGACAACTCGCTGATGTGGCCGCGGTCGAGCGCGATCAGGTCGCCCGCCTTGAGGCCCGCCGGCAGCAGTTCGTTGCTGACCGCGCCGGCCTGCACCGTCGCCGGCAAGGCGTACAAGCCCTCGGCCAAGTTCTCCGGCGTCGCTTCGTCCAGCGTCAGGTTGACGTTGGCGGTCTTGGATTGGACGAGCCGGCCATACAGCAAGCGATTGCCGCTGAAGGATTCGAACTTGTCCGAGTTTTGGACTTCCAGGGCGAGTTCCAGCTGCGGGGCGTTGCCGACCCAGCGCAGCGGACCGGGCTTGCCCGTGGACTGGCGCTGGGCGAGGTAGACCTTGCCTTGGAACGAAAACAGATTCGGCGCGGCCATCGGGTCGCGTGCTCCTATATATAAGATGTCGAAGGCCGCCAGCCGGCGGCCCATTCAGCGGCGCAGCGAGCGCAGGAGTTGCCGATCCAGCTCTGCAGTGATGACGTCCAGACCCGCTTGAGCTATGCGGGCCGGGCGATCGCCCTTGCGCAGCATCTGAGCCAGCGACGGGCCGAACAGGGGTTCGATGGGGTAGCGCGGCACCCGCCGCGTCCCGCCGCTGCCGGCCAGGGACTCGCGCTCCCAGGCCTTGGCGATGCCTTGCCCCCGCCGCGCACGCACGAATCCATGGGGTTCGTGGCCTGGCCGGTTCTGGAAGATGCGGTAACGCAGGCCCGTTGGCGTCCCACGTCCGGCGAAGTTCAGCAGGCCAATACCGCGCACGCGGCCGACCAGCTCAATGCCGTCCCGGGTGATGCGCACGCTCAGGCCGTCGCGAATCCGGGCCGCCGATATTGCGTACTCGGTTTGGATGTCGCGGCGCGCGATGACCGGCCAGCGGCGACGCAGTGTGCCCAGCGCCCGGCGCTGGGCCAGCAACACGCTCGCTGGCAACGCGCTGATGACCTTGGCCGCGTTCAGCGCGCCATCGGCGTCGATGGAAACCCGCATCAGCGTCGATACCGAACCGTCAAGGTCAGCTGCACCGCGACCACCGCCAAGCCCTCGGGCCGATCGAGGAATACGATGTCCTCGACCTGCAACGGCAGCGCCTGCGGCAGCGGAATCCACGCATCGAGCGCATCCTCGACATCGGCGGCGATGGCGTGTGCTTGGGCGTGTGCGTCGTTGAGGTGGGCCGGCACCGTGGCTTCGACAATCGCCTGCAGGAGCCGATGTTGGCCGTGTGGCTTTTGGGTATCGCGCTGCACGCCTAGCGCCGCCAGGGTCAGTCCCGGCACATCGGGCTCGGCATGCTGCGCCGGCTCCAACGCAACATCGGCACCGATGTCGGTTCGATAGCCGCGGTCGGATCTAATCTCCGCTAAGCGGGCGGCGATACGCTCCAGCAGCGCCCAGGTCGGGGCCGGCTCAGCCATGCAGGACGGCCTCGTTGACCAAGCCGTCGTCGCGAACGATCGTTTCCACCGGCTGGGCGCGCCCTTCGAGGATCACCACGTCGCCGCGGCGGAAGACCCAGTCGGCATTGCGCGCCACGACATGGCGCGCCCGACCAATGACCTGCTGGAAATCCCCCAGACGCTCGACACCGTCGCGCACGACAAGGTGGATCGACGCCGAGGAGTTAGGTGGGCGTTGAACCTGCGCGACGGCGCCGAGCGCGTCGAAGATTACGGTATCTGCCGTGGAGAACTCGTCCACGCTTACGCCTTCAGCTTCACGAGCAATGCCGGGCGATGGCACATCGGTAGCGGATTCGACTGCGTATGCAGGTCGGTACCGCGGTCGAACTTACGTGGCGCCTGCTTGCTGTAGAGCAACTGGCCCAGGGTATTAACCGTCTCGTTGAAATCGGCCGGCGCAACATACGTGGAGAAGGTGTCGAGGGTGCCCAGGGGAAATGCATGGCCCTCACCGGGCTCGATGAACTTCCTCACGTTCGCGTCAGCGTCGCTCGCCTCGCCCGTGTACTCTTCGAAGCGAACGCCGGCAAAGCGGAAGTCCGTGCGCATGTCGTCTCGCAGCGCCGCGCCCTCCTGCCAGCGGTTGTAGGCGTCCTGGACCTTCTTGTGACCAGTGAGCGCGTCGAAGAAGTCGGACGACACCAGCACATGAATCGCACTCATGCGTTCGCCCAGCAGTGCCTTGCTCATGTAGCGCTTCAGATCGAGGCATTTCTTCCGAACGTCGGTGTCCGGATTGCTGAGTTGGAAATCGAACGTCTGCGGGCGGATTCCGAAGATGTCGAACAGGTTCGCGATTTCGGAGCCGTCCGAGTCCAAGATCACGCCCTTCAAAGCGCCCATCCGCAGATGCTCCAGCGTGATCGCGTGCTTGTTGCGCATGGTCTGCAGATGATCGGCCATGACGCCGGCAACGCTTTCAAGCTCGGTCTCCGTGCCGAAGGCGCGAACGCCGACCACCTCTTCCGGCAGTACGACATCATCGTGCGGGATGTGCGGAATCACGAACGCTCGCGCAGTTCGCTTTCCTCGCTTGCCCACCGTGCCCGGCGAGCCGACCGGTTGGGTCGGCAGCAGCGAGAGCACGCCGTTCTTCTCTTCGATCGTGACCTGCCGCGTGCGGACCGGCTTGATCGGGAACAGATTCAGCTCGTCCAGGCGCCCGTACTGATTCGGCAGTAGGTTGATGGCGGCGGTCAGCGCGCTAACCGAGAATGCGGGGTTGTGGAACGGATTGTTCATCGACATGGATCAGATTCCTTGACGCACAAGCACGCCGATGCCCCGCAGTTGCTGGATGCAGGCTGTGCGCTGTTCGGGGGTGATGGCCTTCGGCCAGACCAAGGCGTGGTCGGCGACGGTGGCGTGGCGTGCAACGATCAGCCCGTCCGGACTGGGCGTGTCGGCGGTGATGATCGGAACGATGACGACACCAGCGGCCTGTTCACGGCCGTCGGTCGCGGCCGGGTCGAGCGCGACCACGTGACCGGTTGCGGTGACGCGACCCACCACATGGCCCAGTTGCAGCGCCTGCTGCGCGGCCACGGTCACGCGATCGCGCGAGTACAGGTTGTCGGCTTCGAACTTGAGCAAATCGCCCAAGTTGTTCGGCTCAGACTGGGGCGGATAGACGGTGATGCCCATCTCAGCGCTCCTTCTTCGCACGCGCAACCCGCGCCTTGACGGCGTGGATCAGCGGGTTGTCGTCCAGCGATTGCGGAGCGGCGGCAGGTGCCACGGCCGGCGACAGGTGGCTGGTGATCTCGGGCGACTCGGCTCGCAGACCGAGCAGCTTGCGGCGAACGTCGGCGGTACTGAGCCGTTCGCCCAGGAACACCGCGGTCAGATCGGGACGGCCGGCGAGCGTGCACAGCTCGGCGATCGCCAGGGCATCGCCGTGCGCCTGTGCGCGCACGGCGTCAACGTCGACGGCGGGCGCCGTCGATTCGGGGGTGGACATCGTGGGGGACTCCAGGGAAAGGGGACGCGCGGTGGCGTCCAGTTCGGTGCGCATTTGCTGCACGGCGTCGCTGAGCGTGCCGATGCGATCAGCCAGACCGGCATCGAGCGCGTCCTGACCGAAGAACAAACCGGCTTCGGTGGCGCGTACAGCGTCCGCCGCGGCGCCGCGTTGCTCGGCTACGGTCAAGACGAACAACTCGTAGAGGCGGTCGACCTCGGTTTGAATCGCCGCGCGCGCCTCAGGCGTCAGCGGCTGATAGGGGCTGCCGTCATTCTTCCGGGCGCCAGCCAAGATCGGCGTGTAGCTCATGCCGGCGTTGGCATCGCGGCGCGATTGGTCAACGTGCAGGGCGATCACGCCGATGGAGCCGACACCGGCCGTGCGGGTGACGAAGATCCGCGTAGCGGCACTGGCCAGGGCGTAGGCGGCGGAGAACGCGGCATCGTTCGCGGCCGCCCAGACGGGTTTCGTCTGCCGGGCCGCGTGGATCTTGTCGGCCAGGTCGAACACGCCCGCGGCTTCGCCGCCGGGGCTGTCGATGTCGAGCACGATGCCCCGCACCACAGGGTCGGCCAGTGCGGCATCGAACTGCTGCGCGATCACCTGATAGCTCGTCAGGCCCGATAGTGCTTCGAGACCGGCCGTCCGCTGCACCAAGGTGCCGTGGATGGGGATGACCGCGATGCCGCGGTGATCCACGAACCGCGGTGCCGGCGGCATAGGCGGCGCCATTTGCGGCGGGGGCAGGGTCTGGAGCTCGAACTTCGGTTCGAGCACGCTCAGGATGACGTCCAGCTTGGCGCGCTGGATCAGCAGCGGCGTGTTGAACACGCGCGCCGCCAGGTAAGGCAGTCCGGTCATTCGATGGTTTCGGGTTCGGTCGGCGCCGGCTCAGCCGGCGCGGATTGGAAGGCGCCGTTGCGGGCGACGCGGCGCGGGTCGGTGTCGAACACCAGGCCCAAGCGGTCGGCGCGCTCGGCGTCGGCCGCGATCTCGCGATCGATGGTCTCGGCGTCGTAGCCCGAGCTCGCGATGGCTTCCGCGCGCGACAGCAGGCCGGCGCGGATCGCCAGGATCATGGCGTTGAACTCTTTCTCGGGGTCGACCCAGTTCCAGCCCTGCGGCACCCACTTGCAGGCGCGGTATTGGCGCTTGCGGCGGCGATAGCCCGGTAGCTCGATGGCATCGGCCAGGACGGCCGCGTCTACGAAAGCCGCCCAGATCGGCCGGCACATCTGATAGACCAGGACCGAGTGCTGGACCTGCTCGCAGCGGCGCCGGAACTCCAGCAGGCCGGCGCGGATGGACGAATAGTTGACCCCGGTCAGGTCGCCGGTCAGTTGCTCGTAGGTAACCCCCATCGCCGCGGCGACCGCGCGGAACTGCGAGCGCAGGAACGCCTCGTAGCTGGCGCCCACGTCGGCCGGCTGGGCAAAAGCGACGTTCTCGCCCGGCTCCAGGATTTGCAGACTGCCCGGCTCCAGCCCGAGCGGCGCATTGCCGTGCTCGTCGGGCGGGGCATCGCCCGGCAGCGGGTCATCTGGGCCGTCGCGCGTGATGAAGCCGGCGAACATCGCCGCGGTCTTCTTGCGGACGAGTTCGGCGTCGTCGTACTGGTCGAGCTCGTTGAGCTTGACCAGCGCGCGCGCGAGCCAGGGCTCGCCACGGATCTGTCCTGGGCGCAGCGGCCGGAACAGGTGCAACACCTCCGACGCCGGCACGCGGATGGTATCGAGGCCACCGTGCCGCGTCATCGGCGCCATCGCCCCGTCCTGCGGGTGCGAGAGGTACAAGTGGTAGGCAACCCTTCGGCCCAAGCGATCGAACTCGATGCCGGCGCGGATCAAGTTGCCGTTCGGCTCTTCCCGGTTCAGGGTGATCGGCAGGTGCTCGGGCTCAAGGACCTGCAGTTGCAGCGGCACCGCCAGGCCATCCTCGGGACGGCGCGGGCGCAGGCGGATCAGGCACTCGCCGCCCTCCAGCAGCGCGCGGCAGGCCAGGGCTTGCAGGCCATAGAGATCGGTCAAGCCGGCGGCGTCGGCTTCGTCCACGAAGTCCCGCCACAGCGCCTGAAGTGCCTCGCGCTGCATGGTGTCCACGATCAGCGATTGCGGCTTAATGCCGGTACCGACCGCGTTGGCGACAAACGCCTCGATCGCGGCGTTGGCCCAGGCATTGCGCCGCACCAGGTCGCGCGAGCGCACGCGCAGCGCGTCGCCGGTCGCCAGCAGCGCCGCGACCGCACCTGGATTGCTGGGCTGCCAGGCGGTCGACCGCCGGCCGTGGCCCGCAACCTCGTGCACGGGCGAGCCGCCGAACATCGCGGCTTTGAGCTTTCCCCACCACCCCATGCTCAGAAACCCTTCGAGGTGGTGGTCAGCAGCCGGCGCACCTTGCGCGGGCGCCCTTCGGTGCCCGCCAGCGCGGCTTCGATCTCGCGGATCGCGGCCAGCAACTCATCGACCGAGCGGTACTCGACCAGGCGATCGCCGAAGCTGACGCGGCGTTCGCCGCGCGCGAGCGCGGAGCGCAGCGCCTGCAATTGCTCGTGGGTGTAAGGAAGGTCGCTCATCGCATGAAACGGCTGGAGATCACCCGGCGACGGCCGGAAACGGAAAGGCCGCCCGGAGAGGCGGCCTTTGACGGAGTGGGTAGCAGTGGCTCGGTTGGATCAGGCGGGCGCGGCGGCTGCACGCCCAGCAATCGCTCGAGCTCACGCCAGTGGCGTTCTTCGAAACGATCGACGCCGGCCTGCATCGCGGCGGCGCGCGCCATGACATAGCAGTCGAGTGCTTCGTTGCGGTCTCGGCGCTTTTCCCACACGCGCTGCGGATAACCGTGCCGGTCACGACGGGTGATCAGGTGTTCGGCCGTCAGCTGCTGGAGGAACTCGCCATCGATCTTCGGCAGATGGACGTAGCCCCCTGGGAACGTCGACTGTCCATCCGGCCCGATCTCGATCGACAAGCGCAGGGCGTTGTACAGCTCCAGCTTCGCGATGCCGCCGGCCACGACGAACAGCTTCAGGCCGCGCCGCAGACGCTTGCCCGGAATGCTCACGTCGACGGCGGTCGGGATGCCGATCAAGGCAGCGCCGCTACCGACGCCCTTCATCGGCAGCAGGCGCGGATCGTGCACATCGCGCGCGAATGCATACGCTTCCTGCGTGGCGTAGCCAGTGTCTAGGCCCAACCGGGTCAGCGGCAACAACGCGCCGGAGGCGTGGGTCCACTGCTCGCGGAGCAGCCCCGCCAGTTCAGCCCAGACCGCGCTGCGGGCGGTGTCGCCCATGAGCACCCGGTGCTCGACGAGCCAGGTCTCGCGCTCGCGGCCGAACGCCCAGACCGAGACCTCGATCCGGTCTTTCTGCACGTCGGCGCCAGCCACCAGGAGCAGGCCGCCCGTCGGCACGCTGCCGATGCGGTAATCCTCGCGCCGTTCCAGCAGGCGTTCCCAGTCGGGGGCCTCGCCCTCTTCCTCCCAGGTCTCGCCCAGTTCGGTGTTCTTGAACGCCTTAAGCGCAGTGGCCGAGTCCTGCGCCGCCTCCCAGGCCGCGGCAATGTCGGCCCAGCTGCGCCAGCCCACTGGGGAGTACAACGATGACAGGTGGTAGCCGGCGGTCTTGCCGCGGTTCTGCGGCGCCGTCGCGATCCACTGGCCGGCGGCGAGCATCGCGGTCTTGTGATGTTCCCCGATGGGGTGCTCGCAGGACTCGCAGATGTAGCGCGCCGAACGCGCATCGCCCCAGGTCCAGCGCAGTTGCTCGAACCGCAGCCATTGCGCGTGGGCGCAGTGCGGGCACGGCACAAAGAACCGACGCTGGTCCGAGGCCAGATACTCGCGCTCGATGGTCGAAGCACCAGCAATCGTCGGCGTCGAGACCAGCAGGATCTTTCGGCGGGTGAAGGTCCGGGTGCGGGCCTCGGCCAACGCGACCGCGTCGCCTTCGCCCTCCACGTCGCGCGGATAGCCGTCCACTTCGTCCAGGAACAAATAGCGCACCGGCATCGAGCGCAGGCCGACCGCGCTGTTGGCGCCGGTCAGGACCAGGACACCGCCGCGGAACTCCTTGGCGAGGATCGTGTTGCCCGAGTCCCGTGCGCGCGAGGGCGCGATGCGCTCGCGTAGCGTTGGCGACTCCTCGATCAGCGGATCGACACGCTGCTTCGAATTGCGCTTGGCCATCTCGACCGTCGGCGCCACGGCCATCATCGGCCCCGGCGCGCACGCGATGACGTAGCCGATCCAGTTGTTGCCGCACTCGGTCCCGCCAACCTGCGCGCCCTTCATGAACACGACGCGCTCGGTCGCCGAGGCCGGCGACAGGTCGTTCATGATGTCGCGCAGGTACGGCGTGCGCGCGGTGCGCCAGCGGCCGGGCTCGGACGACGACGTGCTCGACAGCACCCGGTCGCGGTCCGCCCAATCGGACACATCCAAGAACGGATCGGGCGTCAGACCGTCGCGCCAGGCGCGCGCCACGTCGTCAAAGCCGTCGTACAACGATCACTCCAGGCGGGCGACGAAGTCCCCCAGTTCGGACAGGTGCTGCCGCACCTCGCGCTCCAGCGCGACGTGCATGGCATGCGGGTCGATCCCAAGCTCCGCCGCCAGCATCGAGCTGATGCGCGCGGGCCAGTTCAACCAGGCATCGCGTTCGGCGCGCGCCAGGGCGAAGACTTGGCCGACCGCCTGCTGGCGGTCGATCAGTTCCCCGCGCAGCTGCGCGATGCGCAGCTTGTGGTGCTGGGCCTTGAGGACTTCGTTGGCGGTCCGGGCTTGGGCGTAGCTGTTGCCTCCGCTCGGGCCACTGGCCGGGCCGGGGCCCGCGTCCTCTATGGTCATAGGTGCAGCGCGCGAGCGCGCCGCAGGGCGCGGCACCGGCGCCTGCGCCGACGTCGTGTTCGCCGCCCACTCGACGTCGGCGCGCGCGGCGTCGATGGTGCCGTCCGGCAGCGCGGTGATGCGGCCGGTCGTGATGGCTTTACGTACAGCGGTGTCCGAGACGCCGCGATGGCGCCCGTAGGCGCGGATGCTGATTCCCACAGGCGGTCACTGGCAGATTCGGGCCTCCGCGACCGCCGGCCATCGGCGCAGATTGAAGGATTGGAAGAGGGAACACCCCAGCCCCCATCGGGGGCTGGGGTATGCGCTCTCAGGGTCAGTTGCGCAGCGCGCCCGTCGCCGCGAGGATCGCGTTTTCCAACTGGCAGATCGCCTTTCGCAGGCTGGGCACGTAGGCGGCGTCGGCCACGTCCCACACCAGCATCAAGCGGGCCTCGCGAACGGCGCGGTCAAGCTGGTGGGCCGGCAGGGCGGCGAACTCCGGCTCCAGCCCGTCGAAGTATCGCTGGAGGCCGGCGAGCAACCACCGCAGCGTCATCTCGTCCTCGTTGATCTGGCTCGGCACCTCGCGCGTACCCGACCAGCCCTTCGCCTGATCGATGGCGCGCTCGATGGGCGCCAGCTCCTCGCGGCATCCCACGACGAACTGCTCGACAAGCGAGGGCGGCAGCGCGCGGGTGCGAAACGTCTTCGTGCGGTCGGCAAGAACGTTGGCAAGGCGGTGGCAGACAACCAACGTCAAGCCTCCCGCCTCGGGCACCGGCGCGCTGGACAGCAGTATCCGCTCCACGGTGTCGCGCAAGCTGCGCAGTTCCGTCCGGGCCATCATGATCTCGTCGTCCATGGGTTCGTCCTAGTCAGGCCGCGTTGTTGCGGCAGCGACATGAACGCTTCATCCGACGGGCCTCGCAAGCACTTCGTTCGCTGCGCCGCACCGTGGACAGCGCTGAGACAGCTTCGCCGGCTGCTGGAAGAACGAACACCCCAGCCCCTTTTAGGGGCTGGGGACTTCACTCTCCCTCAGCGGTATACGTACTCGCGCAAGATCGTCTCCCAGTCTGGCTCGCGCGGCAGGTCGACGTTGGCCTGATCACAGAGCATCTTGGTGATGGCCCAAGCGCTGCGCACCACCTCGAAGACCGCCGCCCGGTCCTCATCCGCAAGGGTCGCATCCTCCTCCTGTCGCAGCAGGTCGTGCAGGTAAAACTCTGCCCAGGCGATGGGCTGCCTGGCTTGTGAAAATTCACGGCCGGGTACTCGGTGCATGTCCTTCTCCTGTTCGCCACGTCGTTGCGGCACGGACATGAACGCTTCCTTCTCGGCCTTCATCGAGCGAAACAGCGGCAGTGCGATAGCGCAGACACGAAGTAGACAGGGAGCGGAAGAGGGAACACCCCAGCGCCGTTCCGGCGCTGGGGTCTGTCCTCTCCCCGCTTAGCGTCGGGGCAAGCTGTCGATCACACTTCGCATCAAAACCCGCGCTTCCTGGTGTTGATCCAGATCCACGCCCGCGTGCTCGCAGAGCAGCGTCAGGATGTCGAAACATTGCTCCGCCAGAGCCTCGGCGGCACGCGCCTCGTCGTGGCTGAGGACGAACACTTCGTCCTCGTCCCCCGCGACCATCTCTTCGATGGTGTTTCGGCAGTCGATCAGGTCGATTAGCGTGTTGTGGAACTTGCAGTAAGACATATTGCTCATGTCGATCTTCCCGTAGTCACCGCGTCGTTGCGGCAACGACATGAACGCTTCCTTCCGCGTGGAAGCCAAGCAGAACAAGCAGCGTTCGCGTTCGCAGACAGGGTTCTGACAGCTTCGGCCTACGCCGCGCCTACTCCGGCAGTTGCCCGAGCGCTTGCTCCAACCCGCTGACCGCGAAGCTGATGCCGTGCTGGTACTCGGAGTCACGGGGCCGCAGCACGGACAGCCTTTCAACCATGGAGAGCGCTTGCGCGACCCACTGGCGCGGCGTCAACTCCCGGCGACACTGCAAGTAGTCTTCAATTTGCTGCGCTGCGGTCGCCAGCGTCGCCGCGACGGTCTCGTTCCTCCGCTTCGGCTTGCGCTTGCGGCGGTTGTAGTCGCCACGCACCCGCCGATGCCAGCTGTCCAGCTCCGCACTCGCCGCCGCAACGCGCGCGCGCAGTTCGACGCCGTCGATTCGGCGCGCGCGGTCAATCCGCGTCCAAGGCACCAGAAATCGGGTCAAGGCGGCACATCCGTCCACGGGGCAGTTGCCGTACTCCCAGACCGGCTCCAGATCCGTGGGCGCTGTCAGCAGCCACCGTATCGTCCCCGGCAGCGCGCCAAGGGTACGTAGATCGTGTTCGACGTCCATCGCGGGTTTTCCTCCGTTGCCGCCCAGCGCGGCGAACGCATGAACACCTCTTCCGCCGCCGAAGCCAAGCGCCGTCGCGATTCCAGGCGGTGTTCGGACAGGCAACGGACAGCGTTCAACGCACACGCGGCGCGTTTTCTTTGCGCCGACGACGAAGCTGTCCGACGCCTGTCCGTGAACGAGAACGAGCGTTCTTCAACGCGAAAACCGCTTGGCTTCCTCGGCGAACGAAGCGTTCATGCGTCCACACCAACGCGGCCACGGAGGCCACCACGATGAAGCAGAACGACGTGTTCAAAGAATGCCTGACCCAACTCCCCGCATCGGTACTCGCGGACTTCGGCCCCCTGACCGGCGGCGTCCTCAGCACGCTGGCGCAACAGGAATTGCAGCGCCGCGCCGCGCTCGCCCTGCAGAGCATCCCCGGGGATTACGTGGTCGACCTGCTGCTGGGCCACGCGTACCCGAGCAAGACCGTCGCCGATGTCCTCGCCGAGTGACGCGGACCTCTGGTTCCTGAAGGCAACGGCGGCGACGGTCCTCGTCGCCGCCGCCAACGGAACCCTCGACCTCAACCAACGGGCACGCGACGAACTGATCCGTCGCGGCCTGGACCCCGAAGGCGAATGGGTGGGCCCCAGCCGCGCGCGGGAACTGCACCACCCCAACCCCTAACTAGGAGAACACCCATGAGCAACGTCGAACTCACCGTCAACCAGCGCGCTGTCTTGGAACTGGCCGTGGCCACCGAAGGCCGCATCGAACGCTACCCCGCCGGCTTGCTTGGCGGCGCCCGCACCAGCGTCGTGCGCGGCCTGCTGCGCAACGAGCTGGTCGAGCCACACGACGCCGGCTACCGCCTGACTGCGGACGGCTACGCGGCCGTCGGCGTCGAAGCGCCGGCTGACGACGGACGGGGCGACGAGGGCGCCAGCGGCCACGACGCGCCCAGCGAACCTGCGGGCGATGCGGACACCGGCCAGAACGATGGCGCCGCCGCCGCGCCGGCCGACAGCGTGTCGGCGGCAACCACGCCGCCGGCGAAGCCCAAGCGCACGGCGCGCGGCGACACCAAGATCGCCAAGGTCATCGGCCTGCTGATGCGGTCGGACGGCGCTACCATCGCGCAGATCATGGCCGAGACCGACTGGCAGCAGCACTCGGTGCGCGGATTCCTCGCCGGCACGGTCAAGAAGAAGGGTTACACGCTGACCAACCGCAAGGAAGGCGACGGCGAGCGGGTCTACCGCATCGTGACCGAAGGTACCGCTTCGCACCGCGACGAGGAAGAGTGAAGCACGCAGCGAGCCGGGCGAACGCCCGGCTCGCTGTCTCGTAACTGTCCAGCAATGCGCCGCATCGAAGAACGTCGCGCGTTGCGCTTGATGTTCCTTCGAATGGAAGCGTTCATGGCCTCCCAACCACGGAGACCCACGATGAAGAACGCTAACCCCCACGCCGGTCCGGACGAACTGCTCGCAACGCTTGACGCGTGCATCCTCGATATCGTCGAAGGCACCTTGTCGAACGACGAGGGCTCGACGGACGCCGAGATAGCGCAGTACCTGATGGACCTCGGCCTGAGCGAGGCACAGGCCAAGCGCGCGATCTGCTACCGCGCGCTGTACACCCTCAACCTCTGGGTGGGCGATTACACGCCAATTCGGTCGAGCGTCGCCCTTCGCTACAACGGCGAGACCGGCCAGTTTGAAATCGCCTAACCGGTATGCCCCGCGCGCTGCGCGGCGGCATACCTGTCCGACCGCTGAGCGGCGCCCGAAAAGCCAGGCAGATTCCCTTGGCTTCCAGCTGGATGGAAGCGTTCATGGACTCCCTACCGCAGGAGGCCAACCATGACCACCACGCTGCTCCCGCCCTACCAGCTCCGCATTCGGTTTAGTCGCAAGCCGGCGAACTATCGCGCCATGATGCGCGAGCTAAGCGGCTACTACGTAGAACCCGAGTTGATCTGGGTTATCGAGCGCAAGACGATGACCCAATCCGAGTATCGCGCGTTCGAGCGCGACTTCGCCAAGCCGCAGTCTTGGATCTGGGAACTCAACAGCCGACCCGGCCATTGCATCATGGTCGTCGCGCCTCGGATGCCGACGCTGTATGTCCGGGCCGAAGGGACCGACCATGCCTGCTACGTCGGGCTGCCGGCGGACGAAGAGTAAGCCTCGCCCTGGCGCCGCGCTGCGCGGCGTCAGGGACGCAACGCCCTCAAGATTTCGGCGGCGACCTGCGGGACGATCGCGTTGCCGGCGGCGCGCAGGCGAGGAATTCTTCCGGGTATCCCATGAGCCAGAAGACGAATTCCGGGTTCAGGAATCCGCCGACCGGCGAGGGTTCGACCTGTCGCCCAAGCATCCCATTGACCGGCGCGCTGCCAACGCTCGATGCGTCCTTGTGGTCTCGCGTCGTCGGCGTCGCCCACACGGCCTGCGCCGGGAGCGGCTGGGTCGCGCCACTGCCGAAGCTCTGATTCGGTCCGCCCTTCTCCCCGTCGCTGGCGCGCGGGGTGCTCCAGACCGCCTTCGCCACGCCCGGCAGGCCATTGCGCCGCTCGGCCGCAAAGTTGCCGCGCTTCTCCGGGTCGTTCGCCGTCGCCGTCGGCCAGACGGCCTTCGCTGCGACTTGCAAGCTGGTGATCGCCTTGCGTGGGCCGTCCGGCATCCGGCGCTTCATCGCCAGGTGCGCCTCCGGAGACTTGTTGTCGTCGTTCGCCACCGCGGTCGGCCAGACGCTGCCCGACGATCCAGACGCGGTCGCGCCGGTGCGGGGCGTTGACGGCGCAAGCTGGAACAACAATCGCCCGGCTGGCGTAGCCTTCGCCTTCCAGGTCAGCAAGAACTCCGTCGAGCCCCAGCGCGATGAGGCCAGCAACGTTCTCGCCCAGGAATAGAGCGGGTCGCGCTTGTGCAATAAGGCGACGCAGTTCCGGCCAGAGGTGGCGGTCGTCGGCTTGCGCGCGCTGGTTGCCGGCGACGCTGAACGGCTGGCAGGGGAAGCCGCCGGTCCACAGTGGCGCGTCGTCCGGCCAGGCCGCGAGTCGGGCGGCGTAGGCGAACCCGCCGACCCCGGCGAAGAAGTGGCACTGGGCGTAGCCGCGGACATCGTTTGCGGAAACAGATCGGATGTCGCGGTCATCGACGTCGCCGGCCGGGATCAGGCCCGCCGCCATCAAGTTCTTCAGCCACTGGCACAGGTACGGATCGATTTCATTGTAATAGACCGACACTAGGCAGCGTCCTCGGCCTCCACGTCGGCCGCGATGAACGCGACGCCGTCGGAAGCGCGGATCGCCTGCTGGCCGGTGTAGTCCTGCCAGCGCCGGACGATGACATCGACGTACTTCGGGTCCAGTTCGATGAGGCGCGCGCGGCGGCCGGTCTTCTCGCAGGCAATCATGGTCGTTCCCGATCCGCCGAAGGGATCGAGCACCAGGTCGCGGGTCTTGCTGCTGTTGCGGATCGCTCGTTCGACCAGCGCGACCGGCTTCATCGTCGGGTGTAACTGGCTGCGGGCCGGCCGGTCGATGAACCAGACATCACCCTGATCTCGCGCGCCACACCAGAAGCGGTCATTGCCGTCGCGCCAACCGTAGAGGATCGCCTCGTACTGGCGCTGGTAGTCGGCCCGGCCCATCACGAAGTGGTTCTTCGCCCAGATGATGAAATCCGACCAACGACCGCCCGCAGCGCGGAACGCTACCTGCAGGCGGTCCAGCTCGGACGAAGACATCGCGACGTACACCGCGCCCTTCGTGACCTCCAGGATTTTGCGGCAGGCGCTCTCCAAGAACGAACCGAAGTCCGTACCGAGATTGTCGTTCAGGATTTCGCGCTGGGTTCCCCGGATCTTGTCGCGGGGGTTGTTCCCGTAATCGACGTTATACGGCGGGTCGGTGAATGCCATGTCCACCAGCTCGTCGCCCAGCAGCGCAACGTAGTCGTCGGCCAACGTGGCGTCGCCGCAGATAACGCGATGTGTTCCGCAGATCCAAACATCGCCGTGCCTAGAGACCGGCTCGGCTTCGGGCTCGGGTGCGGCATCCTCGTCGGTCAGACCCGCTTCTTCGCCGAGGCCGAGCAGCTCATCGATCTCTTCATCCGAGAAGCCGAGCAGGTCCAGATCGAAATCGGCGTCACGCAGCTCGGCCAGCTCCAGCGCCAGCAGTTCGTCGTCCCAGCCCGCGTTCTCGGCCAAGCGGTTGTCGGCCAGAATGTAGGCGCGCTTTTGCGCGCTGGTCAGATGCGCCAGCTCGATCACCGGCACGGTGTCCAGGCCCAGCTGGCGCGCAGCAAGCAAGCGACCGTGTCCGGCGATCACGCCGTTGGCGGCGTCGACCAGGATCGGATTCGTCCAGCCGAACTCCACGATGCTCGCAGCGATCTGCGCAACCTGCGCGTCGGAGTGCGTGCGCGCGTTGCGCGCATACGGAATGAGCGCCCCGATGGGTCGCTGCTCGATCTGGAGGGTCAAGGGCAATACCGTGCGAACCCAGGTTTGCAGACGCTGCAAACCTGGAAGGAAGACTTGACACTAGCGGGGTTTTGCGGCTACGCCCCCCGCTCGTCCTGACCGCCAGGAAGGACCCTGGCGAATTTTTGACCACTCGCCGCATCGCCCCAACGGCGGCCGCGGTAGGCCGCGTGTCGGCCTGGGACCCGCGGCGCTAGGGTCGGCGCGGCACGTCGGCAGAGGCCGACACACGCGCGCACGCCGCGAAGAAAGGCGGGCCAGCCCGGAGCGGAGGAGGCGGCGGAGGCACTCCGGGCTGGCCCTAGTGGTCGCGCTGCATTCATGGCACAGCGCGCTCAGCATGGGGATCAGACTAGGCCAAAGATCGACTTTTTGGGACAGGGATGTTTGTTGCCCGAGCACTGTTTATCTGCGTTTACCCGCGTCTGCCGAAAAGAGGTTCTATGTGTCGGGCGAAACGATGCGCGGGAGCGCGCCGTTGAGATGGACAGTGACCAGGTTGAGCGCGTGCTGCCATCGACGCCATGCGGTCTTTCGGACCAAGCCGGTGCGTGTGCAGACCTCGCGCCACGGAACGTACTGCGCGCGCAGCCAGATCAACCGACGCTGTTCTTCGCCCAGCCATTGCAGCCAACGCACGGTTTCGCCAAAGCGGTCGATCGCACCGGGCGATGCCGCGAAGCGCAGTACGATCCGCTCGTCCGCATAGCCCTCCCAGGCTTGGCGGTTGATGTCCGGCCAGAAGGCAGCGTAGCCCTGCACCCGAGCCGGTGGCAGGCGGCGCGCGGTAACCGCCGCCTCGTGGAAGCGATCAGTCACCCGCTGCACAGTCCAGATCTCGCTCATGCGTTCGCGCCCTGCGCCAACGCCCAGTGCAGCAAAGCGAGCGCGTCGGCCTCGTTGTCGTCGCTTGGCGCATGGCCGCGCCGCTCCATCGCCGCGATCATGGCGGCCTTCTTCGCGTTGCCCTTGCCCGTGGCGTGTCGCTTGATCGTAGCGACTGGAACGCCTTGGTACGGAATTCCATTCTGCTCGCACCACGCGGTCAACTGGCCTAGAAAACCGCCATAGGCGTGCGCAGCGTCCACGCCGAGATGCCGCCGCACTTCCTCGAAGTAGACCGCCTCGATCTTGCCGACGAACCCCAACGCTTCGTCCAACCAACGCCCGAAACGCAGATATCGCATTCCGCCGCCTTCGAAGCGGCCTGGTCGGAACGTTTGGGTACCGCTGGTGATCTGGCCGGGGCGCGCCAGTGCCCAGCCCATCGTCGTGCCCAGATCGAGGGCGAGGAGCGTGCTCATGCATCGTCTCCGTTTTGGGTGAGTCCATCGTTGAGAAAGACGAAGCAAATTTCGCCATCCGCGCCGCGGCAGGGAATGTATCCCCTCTCGATCAAAATCCTGATGTACTGGCTCACGTCGCCTGTGTCGCTCTCGTTCCGCTCTGCAGCGCGTCTGAAATTCTCGATAAGCTCTTCCGGGCTACTGACCGTAGGCAGTCGGCCGAACCTTTCTTCGAACCTAGCCACGAGAATTTTCAATACGTCTTCGCTGTCCATGATCCTTTCCTGGGTGGGCTGACACATCTGACGCGGTTTCCGGTTGTTCCCTATGTGTGCGCGTGTGCGCGCACGTGTGGGGGGTAACTAGCAACCGTGTCAGATGTGACAAGTCGTTGATTTTTCAGAGCACGAATTCAGACGCGCGGCGTCCTGCGCGGCAGCAGACGAAAGCCGATCAGGCCGCGTTGGCCCGTGGAGTTGCGATGCGGTTTGAGGCCACGGACCGCCAGCGCGGCGATCAGCCGCTTGATCGACCCGACGTATTCGCCGTTCTCCTCCGCCCAGACCTTCCAGCTTCCGTACAGGTCGCTGCTGAGCGCGAAAGCGTTGGGATCGAGGGCGCCGGCCACGGCCATCCACTGGCCGTGCGCATCCTCGTTTTCGAAGTAGTCCTGCGTGGCATCGCTGACGCTCGCGGGCGGTTCCAGCCCGTGCTGCTGCCAGTCGAGGCAGCCGTCGACCGCCCAGCGCAAGATGCCGTCGCGCTCGCCCAGCAGCTTCTGCGCCAGTTCGGGGTCGCGGCGTGCCGAAGGCACGGTCACCGTGAACGGGATCAAGTGCAGGCGACGCTTCATCGCCTCGTCCACGTTGCGGATGGCCGGCTTGTGGTTACCGGCGATGACGAGCTTGAACTGCGGGATGTACTCGAAGAAATCTTGTCGCATGAACCGCGCCATGATCTTGTCGCCGCCGGTGATCGCCTTGAGCTTGGATTCGTTCCAGCGTCGGCCCTCCTCCGTCTCCACGGCGGACACGAAGCGTGCGCCGCGCAGTCCGGCCAGTTCGGTCGGGTGCCGTTCGCCGCGGCTCTCCATGAACGTGTCCATCGGCGCGCTCGTGGCGTAGTCGCCGAGGATCGAAGTCAGCGTGTTCACGAACACGGACTTGCCGTTGGCGCCGGTGCCGTACAGAAAGAACAGCGCATGCTCGGTCGTGACGCCGGTCAGGCAGTAGCCGGCCATCCGCTGCAGGTAGGTCTGCATCTGCGCATCGCCGCCGGTGACGTCGGCAAGGAAGCGGCGCCACAGGGGGCTATCGCGCCCCATGCCTGCCGTCGCCATCCGGGTCAGCCGATCCGCACGCGCGTGCCGGCGCATCGTTCCGGTGCGCAGATCCACAGTGCCGATGGGCGTGTTGAGCGCCCAGACATCGCTGTCCCATTCCTGCGCCGACGACGAGTGTCGCGGGTCGCTGCGCGCCAAGCGCTCGACGCCCGCTACCGTCGAGGATGAGGCTAGCTTGGATCGCTGCGAGGGCCGCTCGGCCAGCGCGGAAGCCGCTCGGCAGACGCCGCGCACGAGATGCTGCACGACCAGGGTGCGGTCGGGATTCCATCGCGAGCCGGTCCAGCTCAACCACTGGCCCCATGCGGCGCAGTAACGCCAATCCTCGGCGTAGCGCCGGCTGAAGGCCAAGCCCAGGCCATCGTCGCTGGTCCAATCCAGCCCTTCGAAGTCCACGCTCGGAGGCGCCTCGTCGGTGCCCGCCGACAAGAACGTCCGCTCGCCGGCGCGGATGAAGCCCTCGATGTCGAAGCCGTCCGCGGCAGCGTCGGCGGCGTCCCAGCCTTGCGGCTTATCCTCCGGCAGATGCAGCACGGCCACCGAATCGGCGCCGGCCCGGAATGCCGCTTGCGCCGCCAGCATGGCGTACTCCCAGCCAGGCCGGTCTTTGTCCGGCCAGATCAGGACGTGCTTGCCGGCCAGCGGCAGCCAATCGGTTTTGTCGATCGGCGCGTTGGCGCCGTTCATCGCGGTTGTGGCGCAGAAGCCACGCTCGATGAGGGCGTCGGCGGACTTCTCCCCCTCGACTAGGACCGCCTCGACCGCAGCGGCGAGTCCAGGCTGGTTATAGAGCGGCCGCGGCGTCGGCGCCTGGTGCTTACGGCGCTTGGCGTCCCAAGGGCGATACTGCTTCCCCTCGGGCGGATCGTATCGGTACACACAGGCGATCAGCTCGCCATCGGCGTCGAGATAGTCCCAGCGCGCGGTTGCCGGCCCCAACTCGTCCATCGCCGGTTCGGCGCGACGGCGTTGCCGCGTTGCCGGCGCCGGCAGCGGGACACGCCCCAGCAGTTGGACGGCACGGTCCAGGACGGCAGGAAAGTCGCGCCGAGCGTCCAGACCGAAATGCTGCGCTATCAGGTCGAAAACGTCGCCGCCCTCGCCAGTGGCGTGATCGTTCCACAGCCCAGCCTTGTCGCCGGCCAGCGCCACTTCAAGGCTGTCCCCGGTGGTGCCATGGATATCGCCGATCGTGAACTTGCCGCGGTGTGCTTTACCTTTCGGATACAGGTCTTGCAGCACGCCCTGTAAGCGCAGCAGCAGTTCGCTGCGCACGGCGTCGCGCTGCGATGCGGGTGGTGCCGGCGCCGATGCGGCCTCGGCGTCGTTGAAGTCGTTCCAGGTGCTCAATGAGGCAGGCTCCAGCATCGGTCCTGCCAGGGGCAGGATCGGCAGGTGTAGTGGGTGGGGGTCGTGCTGATGCGGGGGAGCGCCTCGCCGGCATCGCAGGCACGCAAGATCTCGACGGCGCGGTCGGACGCGCGCTGCGCCAGCCCTCGGTCGAAGACCACGCGCTCGGCGTAGATGGCCATGTCGTCGGCGCAGACCGCGGTGAAGAGCGCCGGATGTTCGTGCAGGTCCAGATAGGCTTGGTAGAGCGCGACCTGCGCAGCGTAGACCGGACGGCTCGCGGCCAGCCGTTTCTTCTGTAGGTCGCGGAAGGTCTTGAGCCCAACCGCCTTGTTTTCCCAAAGCATGGGATAGCGGAAGCTGGCGGGGCCGGCGACGATGATGCCGTCCGCGTGACCGGCCACCCGCCCATCGGCGGCTTTGAATCCGAACTGGCCTCCGGCTTCGGTGTGCGTGCGTAGTTCGAAGCCGGCCAGGCGCAACCATTCGGCCATCCAGTCTTCCATGCGGTGTCCGCGCTTGAAGACGCGGAGAACGCGACCGGGGATATGCCGCCCGATGTCCTTGGGCGTGTCGAAGAATTGGAACTGCAGGCGGCGAGAACATTCCTCGCCCAGACTGGAAGCGCCAAGGTAAGGACGCGCCGGTTCCGCAGCGGCGCTACGCTCCAGCGCCACGTCGATCAGCGATCCCAGGTGCTCGGACACGTCGTGGGAGTTGAAATCGAGCATGGCGCTGACGTGGTCTAGAAGGGGATCGGGTCGTCGAATGGAGCGTCGTCGGAAACACGTGGGTTGGAGCGCTGGCGTATCGATGCTTCATACGCGCAGGTGACCGCTTCAACTACTTGGGTCGCCTGCGCTTGCGTGTACTGCGCGAGCGGGACATCGAATCCCACGCGGTCGGCAACCGACGCCAGCGCTTGCAGGCAGGCGCGCTGTGCCTGATGGGATAACGGCTGAGTCACGGGCAAAAGATCCTCCACCGACGCCGGATCGCTCCGGTATCGAGATGAGTAGAGTTGGTGGAACGCGTTCTGGCAGGTCGCCGAGCAGAAAGCCCAGCGATACGGCGCGCGCTGCGGATCAGTAACGGGGCGGCGGAGATCCAGATGGCCGAACCCGCGCGCGGGTCGGCCACAGCCCCAGCATGGCCTCATCGGCCATGACGCGACTTATCGAACACCCGGTCGCGGTACGCGATCAGGGCTTGAACGTGTTCCTCGTGCTGCACCGCCAGTTCCTGAAGCACCCGGATCTGAGCGTCCAGGTCGGCGGCGGTCAGCTCCCGCAGCTTCGTGTAGATGCCATCGCGATTCGGGTATCGGTCTTGCAAGATGATTCGTCGTCGCATGGTGCGCTCCAACTATTGCGCCCATGCCGGACGGCCGGACGGGGTCGTCGCAGCCGTCGTCGCCTGAGCGATGTGCGCCGGCATGTCGCGACTAATGGCCGGAGACTCCCCGCTCATGCACTCTCGGTACTGCGGATGGTCCGGCATGATCGGCATCTTGATCACCGCCTTGTCTTCGCCGTAGCTGTCCTTCTCCCAATCCACCTTGCCGGCGAACAGGACGCCGTCGAGGTCGCCGAAGCTCTCGATGCACCGGCCCTGCTGCGCCGCGGCGCTCATGTCGTCCGGATGCAGCGCGTGCGCGGAGTTGAGGACGCCCTTGATAAAGCTGCGGCCCATCTGGCCCCAGGTCGGACCCTTCGGGCTGTGCAGCCCGATCAGGGTCCACAGCTTGCGGCGCGCGTACTTGCCTTCGACCACGACGAACTCGGCGTTGAGATAGACCGCGCCGGTGTCGCCGCGCGTCGCCCATCCGTGCATCCAGCCGTTGGCCGGATCGTTGTAGCCGCCCGGCTTGATGGTCATGCGGACCTTGACCAGCGATCCCTTCGGGATCAGCGCAAAGGACGGGCTCTCGGCATCGTTGAAATTGTTCCAAGCGGAGGACATGGTTGACCTTCTTCTAGTGAGTGGACGATGGGCTCGGCGCCGCAGCCTCGGGCGCGCCGAGCTTGGTCATGAGCAGACCCAGGTTCGGGGGCTCAACGACGTCCAGGCGACCGGATCGGTCTTTGGCGGGGAAGCCCCAGGGGTTGGCGGTTTGGCAGACGAAGGCGCGGTACGGCTTGCCCTCCGCCGCCGGGATCTCGGCCAGGGTGATCACCTCATCGACAATGCCGGGCAGTTCCAGTCCGGTCTTGGAGCCGTCGATCTGGAGTTCGTAGTACCGGCGGTTGAAGTCGTCGGTCCGCTCATCGAGGATGCCGACGAACCAGACGTGGCGACCGCGCGCATGCTGGATGTGCGTCAGCCAAGCGACCATCTCCTGTCCGAGCAGTCCGTACGCGCCGCGCATGTCCGGCTTGTTGGTTCGCTCTGAGAACGCTTGCGGTTGTCCCTTGCACCACTGCAGGCACAGGCGCCCAGCCACCGTGATCGAGTCGATGAACAAGGTGCGGTAGCGATCGAGCACCTTCGGATCGCCATACTTCAAGCACGCCTGGTCGTAATGCCATTGGCTGAAGTACTGGCCGTCGCGCAACGCCGGGTTCGGTCCACCCAGGAAGACGGCCAGATCCCGGCAGTCGTCCCAGGTGCGCGGGCGCAGACTGTCACCCGGCCAATTCTTGACGGCCAGGTCGCCGGCCTCGATGTCCACGAACAACGTCGTGGCCGGGTCCAGCGTCCACAGCTGGTACGTTTTGCCCAGCCCCCAGCGCCCGACCAGCACGCCTTTGACGCCGCGCGCCTCGGCGAGGCGTTGGTCCGCGGTGATGATGGGCAAGGTCATCAGCGTCCTCCCAAAAGAGAACGCAGCAGTTCGTCCCAGGGATCGGAACCCGTGCTCGGCTTGCGCGGCTTCGTGGTCATGGCGCGGCTCGGCGCCGGTGCCGGGCGCGGCGGTGCCGCGCGCCGGATCAGCCACGACTCCTTGCCGGCGGCGGTTTCGACGGAAAGCAGAATCCAGTCGCCCCAACTCAAAATTGTGATTTTCATCACGATTCACTCTCCGTCAGCGACAGGCGGAAGTTGGGCTCGCCGGTCTTGAGCGTCCGGGCCGGATCGAAGGAAGCGCGCATCGGCGTCGGCCACGAGTTGTACTTCGTCTCGCTGACGCGGTAGCTGATCTCTACGAACTCGGTCGGATCGTCGCCAGCTGCGCGGATGCGCTCCACGATGCGACGCAGCTTGCCCTGGTCCCATTCGACCTTCTTCGGCAGCTCGCAGGCGATGCGCACAACGCCGTCGTTGAAGGAGACGGTCCCCGCATCCTTTCCGGCGGCGACGCGATGCACCGCGGCAATGCGGCTGTATCGCAGATCGAGCGCGCGGTCGACCAGCTCCGCGTTCGCTTTGGCGCGTGCGAGCGCGTCGTGCGCCTGCTTCTTCAGGTCGAGCAGCTGATCCGGTGGATAGGCGGCCAGTTCCGATGCGGGCCGACCGACGCAACGTTCCAATAGCGTCATGCGGCCACCTCCGCGGCGCCCGCAGCGCTGGTCGTGCTCGATCGCAACGACCGATTCTCGTAAGCTACGATGTCCTCCAGACGGTAGCGGATGCGCCGCTCCACCTTGAAGAATCGAGGGCCGACCTTCTCGCAGCGCCACCGCTGCAGGGTCTCCGGCTTGATGTCCCAGCGCTCTGCGAGCTGCTCGGGGGTCAGGTTGTTGCTGCTCACTGCCGACTCTCCTCTCGTCCACGGCACTCATGCCGGTGGTGAGAGCGTCCTCGGAAGTCCGCTAGAACTTAAAGCCAAGCTAGCTACAAGCTTGATAGAAGTTCGCTCTACTCTTGATAGAACTTTTCCGCGAAAAAGTCGCCAGTTCTAACGAAAGATGAATATTTTCGGCCCTAGGGCGCCGATCTTAAGCAAAAGTCAAGGTCTCATCTTGCGGCGCGTTCATCGCGTGATATAGGCTGCGGCGAAATCAAGCACCACCTGAAGTGGTCATTCGTGGACTGCCTATGAACAACAAAGGATTGTTGCACCACTCGCAGCGCTGCGACGCCCGTCGCCGCGCAACTGCACCGCCGCCGCATTCGTCGCCGATACGCATCGGCGATTCCAGCGGCTGTGTGCAACACCTGGTGCTATCCAGGTATCGCAGAGATCGTTCGATCTCTCGGTTGTAACTGCTTCCCAATCGGTGAATAGCTTTACTCGGACCTAAGAAGGCCCGATCGGAGTCGTTCGTCCCGAGATTCACCAAGGATTTATTGGCGTGCTCAAACTGTACTTGCGCTGGTTCGATCGAGAGCCGGTCGGTGCTCTGTTGCCTGCGAAAAGCAGTCGCGAGCTGATCGATCTCGATGCGCTGGGTGCGTTCACCGCGCCCCGCCGAACCCGAAGATATCGCTGCGTCGACTGCGGCCTCCTCGACACCGTCCATGTCTACCCGGCGGGCGATCACCTATTGCACTGCCAGCAGTGCGGCAGCCGCAGCATTGATCTGCAGGATAAGCCGTACCAGACGGTGCAGTTGCGGCACGAATGGCTGCCGCGCACGCTGAGCAAGCTGATGGTCGGCGACGTCACTTCACCGCAGGTGCTGGTACCCAACCGCGTCTGGCATCTGGCTGACATCGACAGCCCGCGCGGCCAGGTCGCGGTCATGCTGGTCCGCAGCGGTTGGCAGTGCGACTACGCCGCGGTGGCTTCGGTCCTGCGCAAGTTCGGTCGGCCGCGGCAGATCGTGCTGACGACCAGCCGTATCGAGCAAGAGGAGTTGAACAGTGCTGGGCGCGTGGTCATCCCATTGGCATCGGTCGCCAAACTCGACGCACAAGGACTCTGGCTGGAGCGCGAAACGCTCATAGAGCATTACCTGCGCGGCGTTAACCAAGCGCGCAAGCTGCTCCTGCACCCGACGCTGAAATCCGACCAGCACCTTTGGTTCGAACTCGGGCCAGACAACGCGTGGCTCCGCGTCAACAGCAGAACCGTCCGCCTATGGGGAAAACAGCGACTGTTCGTCGCCTCGATTGCCCGAGCGCACATCCGCAACCAGCCACATCGGCGCCTCGCCGATGCGGTCAACGACGCAGGCTACGAAGGCGATGTCCGCAGCCTGCACCAGATCTGCTCGCGTCGTGATTTCCGCGAGGTGATCGGCATCGCCGATGGCTTCGTCTGGATTCGCGACGATGTGCAGTAACCCGGCGCCGCCGCCTCGTCCACGGCGCGGCGAACGTCTATGACCGCCCACCGGACCGATGGAAAACCGCTCCCCACTACCCCTGCAAGAGAAGACAAATCTATGGAAACCAAACTGAGGCAAGACGTCACCCGAATCGCTCGCCGCGAAGCGCGTCTCATGGTCGCACCGCTGATGAAGCGGATCACGATGTACAAGAAGGAATTGGCGGCCCTCAAGGCACCGGCGCGGGCGACGCGCTCGACGGCGTCGAAGAATGCGTCGGCCACGGTGACCCTGCCTTCAAGGGTCAATCATCCGGCTCAGACCAGTGGCGAAGAGGCGCAGGCGTGGTACTCCACCAAGAACCTGATCGAACTGCGCGAGAAGTTTGATCTGTCCGCTGCAGGGATGGCGGACTTGGTCGGCGTCCGTCCGTGGTCGATTTATCGGTGGGAGGCGGGTGAAAAGCCCAGCGTCGCGTCGATGATCAAGGTCGCATCCCTTCGTAAGATCAGCCGTACCCGCGCGCTGCGCATGCTGGAGGAACTGCGAAATTCCGAAGCGTAAGGGAGCGACCGGCGACTCCTCGACCGGCAGGGCCGGTCGAGGAGCTTCAATCTCAGGCTGTAGCTGTAAGCAGACGTGCAATCTGATCGGCCGACAGCAGGTGGCCGACCTCGTCGTTCGCGGTTTCCTCTTTAAATAGCTCGATCATCGCTTCATAGCGCGGTAGCATCCTGCATCCCGAGTTGAAGTCTGCTCGGTCCGCGAAGTTCGGATGCTCATGTAGGTTAAGAATAAGATACCTAGCGGTCACAAGAAGAAGCTGCTCCTCCCGGCCGTCATATCCCGGAAAGCGTGGCGGACACGCGCTCGGCCCGACCTGCGCCATGATCCGCGCCTGATCCGCGCGCGGAAGCGCTTCATAGCTTTCCTCAAGCACCGACCACATCAGGATATGCATCCTGACCTTTGCGACGTGCGGCGGTGTGGGCTCGCTATGGAACAGACCTGCGTAACGTTCCAACAGCGACCATTCCTGGCCGTGGTAGAGAGCCTCTGTAACGAAGTCCGGGTCGACCTCGTCATCGTGGTCGCCGATGCCCAGCTTTCGCTGGATGCCAGCCAGCATCGCCACTACCAATCGTTGTTCGTTTGACAACTTCATTCAACTCCCCTGTAGTTCTGCTTTATCCATTAACGCGCGCGTGAGCGCTGATTTTCCAATGCCGAACGATATAGAAGGCGTCCCCACGCCTACGTTATTCATGATTAGCTAACTTTCAAGACAAGGGAAGCTTTGTCGCGTTCCATGCGACGAGCGACGTTTACGTTTCCCCCATGACGACGCTCTCCGCACCTACGGATGTCCATCTTCCAGCGGGTTTTCACTGGGAACAGGCAGGTTTGGGTTTGGCGCAGCACCATATCGCCGTACCCGATCTGGCCCCAGAGGTATGGTTAGCTTCTATCGGAAAAAGTGCGCACGGCTGCACAGCTACTATTCGTCGTCATCAGGCGCGGGCTTTCCGGATCGACCGCCCGTTCCGCACCGAAGCCGCGGCAGCCGGCTGGGTAGCCCGTTGGCTCGACCGGCAAGGCCATCTGATACAAGCCGAGCTGCAGGAGCGCCCCGCTTTACCCTGTGGCCGACCTGCGCCTGGCTCCGGTTAGCTCCGGTTGGCTTCGACTAGCCCCGATTAGCGAAATCCAACGTTCGACGGTGTCCTCGGGCACGCATAGCGTTGCGCGCATGTTCCTTTTGGAGGATACGCGTGTCCGAACCCACTACCCCACCGCTCGACTTCGACAGACTTCTCCGATCGTCCGAACTCGCAGACCGATGGCAATTGGCCGAATGCACTGTTCGCAAATGGCGGAGCAAGAACGTTGGCCCTGGGTACATCAAGATCGGCAGGAGCATCAGATACCACCCCGATGAAGTGCACCGCTACGAGCAAGCGATCAACGAGCGGCGGGCAGTGCCGTGAGCGCACCAGGTCTGCTCAGCACTGGGTCTACTGCTGAAACACGCCGAACCGAAGTCGCTCGCCTTCTTGCGCTCGCGCTGACACGGTGCCGGCGCGACGATAAACCCGCAGGTTGGACACGGAAGGGGGTTGCCAACCCGCGCGCGGGAAGCGTCCATGTCCCTCCCTTCAAACCGGGTCCAACCCAGCGATGAAAAGAGACACACCAGCAATGCCCGCAGTAACCGTCGCCCGCGTCATCGCGCTACGAAAGATGACCATGCGCGATCTGAGGGCGCAATGGTCGGAGTTGTTCGAGAATGATCCACCTGTCGACCAGCGCCGGTTTCTTGAGCGACGCATCGCGTACCGGCTTCAGGAACTCGCTTGGTCGAAGCACCATGCAGCCGAACTCGATGCAAACCGTGCACGGATCGCCCTGCTCGTCGACAAGGGCAAGCTCCCTCCACGCGTGCGCAACGGCAAGCCGATGCCGGGGTCGGTGCTGATCCGGCATTTTGCGGGACAAGATCACGTTGTAACGGTCAAGGCCGACGGCGACTTCGACTATCGCGGCCAAAGCTTCACCAGCCTTTCCGCGCTCGCCAAGCACATCACCGGCACGCCTTGGTCTGGACCGGTGTTCTTTGGATTGCGCAGCGCCGGCACCAAGACGAAGGGAGGCCCGCGATGAGCGACTCGGAGACCTCGCGTCGTCTGCGCTGCGCGGTGTACACGCGCAAGTCCACCGAGGAGGGGCTGGAACGCGAGTACAACAGCATCGAAGCCCAGCGCGACGCGGGTCAAGCCTTCATCGCCAGCCGCCGTGCTGAAGGCTGGATTCCCGTCGCGGACGACTATGACGACGCTGGCTACTCGGCGGCCACGTTGGCTCGCCCCGCGTTAGAACGTCTGCTGGACGACATCCGCGCCGGCAAGATCGACATCGTCGTTACCTACAAGATTGATCGGCTTTCCCGAAGTCTGCGCGACTTTCACCGGCTGTGGGAGCACATGACGGCGCACGGGGTCGAGTTCGTCGCCGTGACGCAGCAGTTCAACACGACGGACGCGATGGGTCGGCTGATGCTCAACATTCTTCTCTCGTTCGCCGAGTTCGACCGCGAACTGGACGTGGAGCGCGCGCGCGACAAGATGATCGCGAGCAAGAAGAAGGGCCTGTGGATGCACGGCGTTCCGCCCCTGGGCTACGACTTGCGGAACCGCCGGCTCGTGGCTGACCCCAAGGAGGCGCCGCTGGTCCGCTGGATTTTTCAGCAGGTCGCCGCAGGCGTGCCGACGTCGAAACTGGTGGCCGCGTTACGTGACCGCGGGGCGACCTCGAAGGTCTGGACTACTCGGAACGGACGGCAGATCGTCGGCAAGGCTATCGACAAATCTCTGCTGTACAAAATGCTCGCCAACCGCACCTACCTCGGGGAGCTTCGCCACGGTGCTCAGTGGTTCCCCGATTCGCACGAAGCCATCATCGATCCGGAACTCTGGGCAGAGGCGCAGGCGGCAACCGCGACGCGGCAGCGCGCGTTGCCTTCGCCGGACACCTCCAAGATTCCCTTTCCTCTGCGTGGGCTGGTTTTCGCGGCGGACGGCAGGGCCATGACGCCTTGGCATACCACCAAGCGCAATGGTCGAACGTATCGTTACTACGTCCACACCCGCGCGCTGCATGAAAGCGCCAAGCTCCTGAAGCTGCCTCGCGTCCCTGCAGGCGAGCTGGAAGCCGCCATTATCGAGCAACTGCGGAGTGTCCTGCGCGCACCGGAGCTTATTTCCGCCATGTTGCCGCAGGCCGTCGCCCTGGACGCCAGTCTGGACGAGCCGCAGATCATGGTGGCCATGCTGCGCCTGCATGAGATCTGGGAGTACCTTGCCGGGCACGAGCAGGCGCTGATGCTTCAACTACTGATCGAGCGCATCGTCGTCCACGAAGACCGCGCTGAGTTGCGACTGCGCCCGCTGGGTCTGACTACCTTTGTCCACGAACTAGAGCAGCACGAAGCCATCGAGGCGTCCGCATGAGCAAGTTCAAGGTCCAGATCGCCACCGGCAGCGACGGCTCTATCGCTTTCGATGTCCCGCTTCGGATCACAAAGCGCGGCTACCGCAAGCTCGTTCAGCTCACCGGGCCCGAGACCGCCGAGCGGCCATGGGACGCTCGGCCGACCGCGCTCCAGCGTGCGCTTGGTCGCGCGGAACGCTGGCGTCGGATGCTGGAATCCGGCGAAGCAACGTCGATCAGCGATCTGGCGGCCAAGGAGGGCACAGACTTCAGCTACATCGCCCGGCTGCTCAACCTCACGACTTTGGCGCCGCAGCTAGTAGCGGCCATCTTGGATGACACGCTACCCAGCGGCACGACCGTCAACGACCTAGCAATTAATGCACCTTTACTATGGTGCGAACAGGTCAGGCGGTTGGCGCTAAAGCGCGGCCCTCTGAGGTGA